AGGATCAACAAGGCCCAGCCGCTATTGTTGAAATCACTTCCAGCACCACATTAACCCCCGAAGATCACGGCGGTCGAATTATTTCTGTTGGTGGCACTTTGGCTGCCGCACTGACATTGACGCTGCCTGCGATCAATGTAACCACCAACCCCATTACGTCTGGCCCCGGTCAAGACCCCAACACATTGAACAACGAAGGCGTTTTGTACACCATCTGGGTTCCTACGACTATTGCCACCAGCTCGTTGAAAATTGGCACAAATGGTACCGACAAATACGTTGGCACAATCATAATGAACGACAGCGATACGGACGGCGCAGCATTGGTTGGTTTCTTTGCCGCTGCCGCCAACGACTTCATCAACTTGAACGGCACTACCACTGGTGGTGTTGCAGGTTCATGGGTGCGGATTTTTGCAATCGCCGCCAATAAATACATGGTTGAAGGCATGGTAATGGGCACAGGTACTGTGGCTACACCATTTGCAAACTCGTAATCAACCCAAGGGGCCTCGGCCCCTGTTTTAAAGGAGATTGATTATGTCGATGCAGACAGACGTTAAATCGGGGCACCTGAACAACTCTGGGTTTGTTGTCTTGGGGCGAAATAGACTCAAAGCTGTGTCTATGGTTGGTACGGCTACGGCTGGAACACTGGACATCTTTGACACGACTACAGCACCCGTTGCCGCTACATACGAGAGGGCGGCCACCCTCATCACCGTTACCAAAACTGCACACGGACTAGCTACTGGAGATGTAGTTGGGCTTACGTTTGCAACAGCAAGTGGAACATCTGGCACAAACGGTAACTACGTAATTACACGTACAGGCGCAAACACTTTTACAGTTACAGACATTAACTCTGGAACTATCGTTGCTGGAACAGTAGCGGCATACGCATCGTTGTGGCTTGCCAGCTACGACACTGGTGCGTCTGACTTGTTTGGTAATTTTGCGTTGATTCCCGGAGAGGGAATACTTGTTAAAAACGGCATTTACTTGAGCATGAGTAATTTGCTTTCCGCAAATATTTACTATGGCTGAAGAGACACGCCCCATGGATGTTGCAGGTCGCAAACTGATGATTGCGATACCTGCCTACGACGGCAAGTTAAACATCAAAACTTCGTTTGCCTTGGCCGATTTGGTGGTCAAGGCTTCGCAGTTTGGCGTGCAAGTGCAACTGTCGCATTTGTCGGGCTGCTCTCTAATCACCAAGGCCAGAAACATTCTGGTCGCCAACTTCTTGGAGTCGGACTGCACGGACATGCTGTTTGTGGATGCCGACATCGTGGTGGACGCCGAGTCTGTGCTTCGCCTGCTGGCGCTGAGCACCGGCAAGGACATCACCGCCGGGATGTACACCCGCAGGGCAGAGGACCGCAAGTTCTTCTTGGACATTTACATTGACGAAGCCAACACGCTTGAGTTTGACCCGCACGGCATGCTGCGCGTTGAGAACGTGGCCACAGGCTTCATGATGATTCAGCGTCATGTACTGGAGAAGATGGTGGCAGGCCACCCTGAGTGGACGTATTTCAATGACGTGTACAACCGCAACGAGAGCGCCCTGTTTGACTTTGAGTTGACCAATGGCCAGTACGTTGGCGAGGACTACACGTTCTGCAAGCGTGCCCGGGCGGACGGTTTCACGATCTTCATTGACCCCGAGATCACCCTGCCGCACGTTGGCTCTCAGGAATACCACCGCAGTTTCAAAGAAGCTGTGCTCATGCCGCTGATCGAGCAGCATTGCACACCCAAACTGAAAGTCGTCAATGGCTAAGAAGACCCCATCCCTTGCAATCGGTCGTGGTGAGAAGCTACCAGCCTCCAAAGGGGCTGGGCTGACAGCCAAGGGCCGCGCTAAATACAATGCCGCTACCGGCAGCAACCTCAAAGCCCCGCAACCGCAGGGTGGCAAGCGCAAGGACTCGTTCTGCGCCCGCATGTCAGGTATGCCCGGTCCAATGAAAGACGAGAAGGGTAAACCGACTCGTAAAGCCGCGTCTCTGGCGCGATGGAAGTGCTGACATGGAAATGATGGTCTGGAATGTAGTCCTGAGCGCCATTGTGGCGGTTATGGGCTTTTTGATTAAAGGCAGGTTTGACGAGTTGGATCGGCTTAGCATTTTGCTGAACAAGACCCGAGAGGAAGTGGCGCGTGACCACATCACCCGCTCTGAGTTCCGGGCTGACATGCAGCAATTGCTAGACCGTTTTGACCGGCTTGAGCGCAAGATTGACAACCTGCGAAACAATAATGCCCAGCACGAGTGAGAATTTTCAACAGCGGTTGAACCCGCATTTTTAAAAGGTGGTGACACTATGGCTTCCAAAATGAACCCCGGCTTCATGGCAATGATGGCCAAGAAAAAAGATGGCGCTAAACCCGCAGGCAAAATGATGGAGCCAAAAGGCAAGCCGTTTGCCAAGGGCGGCATGACCAAGATGGGCGCAGTCAAGACTGCCGCTCCAAGCAAAGACGGCATGGCCACCAAGGGAAAAACCCAAGGCAAGATGATTAAAATGACTCGCGGCGGCAAGACCTGCTAAGGAGCTGACATGGCAACGAAGAAGATCAAACGTTTTGAATCGGGCGGAGTGTCTGACAAAGACCGTGGGCTGGAGGTGTCAAAAGATGACAAGGTTGGCTTCTTTGAACGCCTGCGCATGGGCAATATTGACGAAGAGGGCTCTGAAGCCTACAACCGTTTTGGTGCTGGCCGGGGCAAGGCTGATCGCACTCCGTTTGAAGACAGGGTTGGAACTCCCGTTGCTCGGGGGTCTGGACAGGTTCAAGAGTTGACAGCCCCTGTTGCGCAAAGTAGTAGCCAAAACAAGCCCTCTAAAGATATTTTGGCTGCAGGCGTGGCAGAAGGGAAGCGCAAGGAATCGGGCGATGCAAGTGTGGCTGAAGATTATTCAGGCCCTCGCACCAAGAAAATTGAGCGCGACACTTCTGCCGCAACACCTCCTCCAGCCAAGACTAGGTCTGTAGCACCAACTACATCCGCTCCCGCCAAGTCTTCGGCATATCCGATGACGAAGGCTCAACCAACCACCAAAACATACGACCGTACAGGTGGCCCAACAGCGGATGAGCTTGCAAACTACAGGAACACTCGAAGTCTTGCATCTCAAATTCCCGACTCAGGCAATCCTTCACCCACAAAAGGGGAAAAAGTTGAGCCAATGTCTGATACAGAGCGCAATGTTAGAAATGCTTTGGCAGCAACCGGCGTGGCCGGTGGTGCTGCTGGCGCATTCTATAAGGGCAAAAAACTACTTGACGCCCGCAAAGCTGCGCAAGCTGGAGCCAAAAAACGAGCCAATCTCAAAAGAGATGTGGAAGAGGGTATCGAGCGAAATCTAAGTGATGAGGTTAAAAATTACTCAGCTTCTGCCGCAGAAAAAGCTATCGCAGCAAAACAACGTGCAGACAAAACTTTGAACCCAAATGCTTGGATGTCTGGCCCCAAGGGCATGGCTGATGACTTTAAGCGTGGCGGGAAAGTCAAGAAAATGGCGTCTGGTGGCATGGTGTCTAGCGCATCAAAACGCGCAGACGGTATCGCAACCAAAGGTAAAACACGCTGCAAGATGCGTTAAGGAGCTGACATGGACGAGATGATGAAAAAGAAAAGACCCCGTGGCGTTGATGACGTTTACACGGAGGACTCTGGCCTTCCACCTCCAAAAGATATTGACGGGGGCTCTGCACCGAAGCCCGGCAAGCCAAAGGCATATGCCAAGGGTGGTGTAACCCGCGCCGATGGCTGTGTGACCAAGGGCCACACCAAGGGCACGATGGTCAAGATGGCCATGGGCGGCAGGACCTGCTGACATGATCGCCAGCCGTGGCATGGGGGCCATCTCCCCCTCCAAGATGCCTTCCGGCAAGCGTAAAGCTCGCCGGGATGACACCGACTTCACGCAGTACGCTGAAGGCGGAAAGGTTAAATCTAAGGTCAACGAAGCCGGAAACTACACCAAGCCAGAGCTGCGCAAGCGTATCTTCAATAGCGTTAAAGCTGCCAATACTGGTGGTACTGCTGCTGGTCAGTGGAGCGCCCGTAAGGCACAAATCATGGCCAAGCGCTATAAATCCGCTGGCGGCGGGTACAGGGACTGATATGAAAGCGCCCCAGCAATCCCTCAAAGACTGGGGCGACCAGAAATGGCGCACCAAGAGTGGGAAGCCGTCCTCAAAAACGGGTGAGCGTTATTTGCCGGAGAAGGCGATAAAATCGCTCAGTCCCGCAGAGTATGCGGCCACCACAAAAGCCAAGCGTGCTGGCAAGGCGGCGGGCAAGCAGTTTGTGGCTCAGCCCAAGACCATCGCAAAGAAAACAGCAGGTTTTAGATAATGGCAACTTCCGGCACCACAGCGTTCAATATGGACCTCACGGAAATCGTTGAGGAGGCGTTTGAACGCGCTGGGGGTGAGCTGCGCACCGGCTATGACCTGCGCACGGCCAGTCGGTCTCTGAACCTCATGTTCTCCAATTGGGCCAACCGTGGCCTGAACATGTTTACTTATGAGCAGGGCTCCATCAATCTGGTGGCGGGTACGGCTACATACAACCTTCCGACTGACACCGTGGATTTGCTGGAGCATGTGATCCGCACGGGCGCGGGAAGTGCCTCAACGCAAGCAGACCTGACTATCACCCGGATAAGTGTTTCTACCTACGCCACAATCCCCAACAAGCTGGCTCAGGGCCGTCCAATTCAGGTTTGGATTGAGCGTCTAGACACGCCACGGATTACGGTCTACCCAATCCCAGACAACTCGCAGCCCTACGTGTTCGTGTACTGGCGCTTGCGCCGCATGCAGGACGCTGGCACAGGTGTAAACACCATGGACATGCCATTCCGTTTCTACGAAGCCATGACGGCTGGTCTGG